GCTCCGACGCCTGCTGTGCCGTTGTTATAGGTCGCAGTCAGTGCGGTCGGTGCTTCGTACTTGACTGGCGTGTGATAAGTAATGCCTGAGGCTGCAATCGTATCGACATAAGACTTATTGACGATGTCGGTCGCGTTCGTCGGCGTTGTACTGATCGTGCCCGTCGTGGTCGTGACCGAGGTAAACGTACCAGCAGCAGGGGTCGATCCGCCGATGATCGAGTTGTCAATCGTAGAACCCGAGATTGTCGCTGCAATCGAGCCGCCAGTAATGGTCACCGAGCTTGCATTCTGCGTGGACATCGTCCCCAGGCCGGTGATGTCCGTATTGGGAATCGTCGCACTGGCGGTCATTGCAGTGGTGCCAGAGCCCTTCACATAACCCGTGAGCGTATTGGCCCCGGTTCCGCCGTTGGCGACGTTCAGGGTTCCAGCAAGCGTGACGTTTCCTGAGGTTGCGACTCCTGGCGTTAAGCCGGTAGTGCCGGCGCTGAATGACAGTACGCCACCTGCTAAGGAAAACTGCTGCCAAGATCCCGAGGTATAGCCTTCGAATTGAGCAAGATCCGCGTTAAAACGAAACTGGCCATCAATACCGGCAGGCCTTTGTGCTGTCGTTCCCGAGGGGACCTGTATGGAAGCAGTCCCAGGGATGATCGGATTGCTTGCAAGGCTGATTGTTGGATTCCCTAAGCCGCCATCGCCATCAACGACCGTGATCTGATTAGCAGTGCCGGTAATCGTTACCAAGCCAGCGCCTGGGCCTACGGTGCGTGCAAGAAGGCCGGTACCTGAGGAAATGCCTGCAACCTGGGAGACAAAGCCAAAAAGGGACAGGGTTGGATTAGCCGATACACCATCGGCGTCAGATACGCTTAAACCGCTTCCAGAGACTGCCAAAGACCTTGGGGTAATGGTTGTACCCGACTTAGTCAGAATGCCGTTACCAGCGGCCACCAAAGAGGATAGAGCGCCTGCTGGGGAGATCTGGAGGGTACCCTGAGCACCGCCATCGGTAATGCTTAAACCGGAGCCAACGCCGATCTGGCGACTCGAGGTGAGCAAGGGCTGATTGCCAACCGTAATGAACGGGTAGTTCAGACTGATAGATCCCGAGATGGCCGCGGTCGTGGTTTGTATGGTCGTGCCGTTTTGGCTGACAGGAACCAGTTCCGTGCCCGTTAAGGCACTACCCGTTGGCAGTTCAGAAATTCGCAAGTTGGGCATATCAGTCTTCCAGGCCGTCGATGTTGCCGTTTACCGGGACATTCGCCTGCTCGGGCGAGATGATCGAGGTGTTGTACGGGTTGGTGATCAGCGCATCGTTGTCTACGGTTAGTGGCGTATCAGGACGAGGCCACCGAAGCGTAATTCTCTCAGTTTGTCGGGCAGGAAGTCGATAGGGATCGAACTGATCCTTGCACCCCTCATCGCAAACCATCAGCCCAGGGTAATTCGGGTCCGAAGAAAGCTGCACATAAGCCCTCTTCATGCTGCACCGACCGCAAATCGCGATCGACAGCACCGTATTACCATGAGTGTCCAGGAATCTAGGCATTATCGGGTGTACATCGAAATATTCGGCGCGAAGTAGATCGGGCTCTTGTCGCGCTCTTCCTGCTCGACGTCGTACAAGGCCTCCTTGGCGTACTTTTCAAGCAGCAGAATGCGGTTTTCCTGCACGTCAGGAAGCTCGAGGCTCATCGCATGGGCAAGCATGGCCTGAATGGCCGGAAACCAACGCTGGGGGACCTCGATGGAGTCCTTTAAGGCTCCGACATCCTCGATCTGACGCTGCCGCCAGCAGACCATTTGCACGAAGCTATTGTTCGGGACCGGCCACAAGTAAACCTGGGGGTCCAGCTTGCGATCAAACCAGAATTGCAGGGGCTGATTGCTTGGGAAGTTGCGGTTTGGCAGGTTCGTATAGTCGTCTTGATTGAGCCTAGCCATCGGAATATCGGTAACCGTGGTCCCAAAATAGACCTCGCGCATAACCAGGGTGCCTGATACGGCCCTCACACGGTAATACTCAACCGATACCCCAGGCTCGATCGTGAACCATGTCCACTCGTTGTCCACCAAGACCGTCGATCCGGGGTTCTTGAGCGTGCTCCAGGTCGACCCATTGGATGAATACTCGATGATCAAGTTGACCGTCGAGGAGGTTCCTGGGAGGAGTCCAACCATCGTGACGTAGGTGTCGCCCGTGTACTGAATAGCAATATTCCCGCCAGGGGAAGTCTGCGTGCAAATGGTGTCGGTATTCTCATCAAAGGCATTAGCAACCGTGCCACCGGCCGAGGACGTGTAAGAACCCGAGGGTCTCATCGTCTTGCGGTAGAGCACATTGCGCACGTCCACGGTCCCCACTGGAAGGTCGTAGATGTACTGCAAGGCCTTCATGCCAATGATGGTCTGCTCGACGCACCAGAATTGAATCCCGCGGTTTGCGAGGTTCGATAGCAGGTAGTAAAGGTTTTGCCTGGAGGCGTTGACCTGCTCGACCGTCAGCGATTCGGCAAACTTACCGCTGCGACGAGCCCCATGATCGATGAGGCTTTGCGTCGTGATGACTGTTTGGCCTACCGTGCCCGATGTTGTCATCGCTACCCCTTAGCATTTCCAGCGCCGTAGGGACGCTTTGGCGCGTTCAGCGGGTCCCTTGGCATTATCCACTACCCCTTGCATTCTCGCGCAAAAGGAACGCTTTCTAGCGCCTCCTTCGGGCTGTGGAGCCTTTAGGTTTGATCCTGTTTCTCGGTTGTATTTCGCTCTACCCTTGGCGGTAAGACCCGCTCCTTGAGAGACTGGAAGCTTTTCGCCACGGCCGACCGCAAGGCTCGGACCGCCCTCTTTAAGGCGTTCAGGAAGTTTTGCATAGGACTTTCCCCCGACGTTGGATTTGGTGTACTCAGACCCTACGCTCGGCTTGATACCGACCTTCTTAGCGAACGAGGGGTTATGGGCCACCGCCTGCATCAGGCGGAACTGCTCCTTAGACTTGGCAGGCATTTAGGCCACCTGATTCATGGTAGCGATAACGGAAGGAATCGCGGGGTAAGCCGGTGATAGGCTGGCAGGTAAGGCCTCCATCGTCAAGGTTGCGACGGTTGGAAGCCATACAATTTGAACGTACTGGGCCGCGGTAAGCGACAGGAAGATATTCCAGGCCGCGACCCCATAACCGAATATGCTTGCAGACTTGCGTGCGGGTATCGTCATTTGAGTTGCCGAGTTGGCGAGATCAACGCCATCAACCCGAAACCAGATCGTGACATCCTCTTGCGTGTTTTCGACGTTCTTAAACTGCGCACTGAATTGCAGGTTATAAATTCCGGTGTTGGGAACAGTAATCCTGCTGCTACTTGCGACCGTAACCCCGTCTGAAACATCCACGGAATTGAACGTCATGGCCGTGCCTGCGCTAATACTTCCAGTTTGATCGACGTTGCTACTAAAAGCGCCGTAAGAGGCGTCGTAAGCTCTGAGGGTATCAAGCGTAGCCTTTACGTTTGCGCCGCTTTGGACCATGGGGATAAGCTCCGCACCCGTCAGGGTAGCGGCGGTAGGCATCGCGGAAATCTTTTGATCAGCCATTACGAGGCCTCCAATACGATCTTACTGTTGTCTTCCTGAAGAACATAACCTGGGTCTGTCTCATCAAGAATGTAGAAGGTGGTTACCGGGGTTCCGCCATACATATCGACCACGCCGTTATCGCCAACGTCCAGGCCCCAATCCGTGCCGCCAATGACGTTTTGAGCCCCTACGCCACGAGCAAACCCATCGGACGTATTGGCTTGATCAGCAACGCCGGTGTAGCCGACGATGCCCATCAGATACCTGCTTGGATGAGATTAAGCGTTGCGGTACCCGATCCCGAGTTCACCAGGACCTTGATGCCAGTAACCGGGAAGGCATAGTTGCCATCGGCATTGGCTGCCAGCGAAGCTACTGTGGGATGCGAGAACCAAGTCGTAAAGCCAATTGCCGGATCATCAAAAGTGTGCTGGACGGTATAGTTGACCGTCCCAGTTACAACGACACCAAACCCGACGTTAAAGGGGCTGATGTTGGTATTCATGACCAGAGCGCTGCTTGAGCCTACTCCTGTCTTTGAAACGGATTGAACTTTCATTGCAAGTCCTTAAAGTAAGCGGGGGCCTTAGCCCCCACCGTTTCAGCAC